GAGTGTCAGCATAACCCTGTTCCCCATTGTCGAACACATGTTCACAGTACATGAACACAAACCAAACCGCCTCGCGTTGCTCGGTCTGGGTTCGCTCCGCTCACCACACCGCACCACACTACATAGCACGACATTACACAACACCACACACCATCACACTAAAATGTTCCACGTGAAACAATGACACGCTAGGGTCCGTAGTGAATTATGTGAAATTACAAAAACACTTGTATTCTAGAATAGGTGTGCTATATTATAGGTGAAAAGAAGGAGGGTCATAATATGACTAAAGAAAAATATAAAGAAGTACTTGAAACACAATACAATGATGTAATATCAAAGATTAAAGGTTGCCACGAACTACCTAATGTTCTACAAGCTTTAAGTGATTATACAAGTATTTGTTTAGTTATGTGTGAAAGGGTTTACAATGATAAAGATATTAATTATTCTGATTATATTTATTTGAATGAGCATATCAATAACAATCTTAAAGAAGTTTGTAGAATCGTAAAGAATGGTTAGTGTATGAGTAATTACAAATTAACAAGGAGACTAAAAAATGTTAATGATAGATAAGCCTATAAATTTTGAGTTTTATTTTACATTCGACGGTTTAATTGTAATACATAATACAGACTATAAAATTGTTCAAGATATGTATAATAAGTATTTTGAAAAGTACGGCTATAAACATGAATATTATTTATATACTGTTGGTAAATATGATTTAAAATGAGAACTTAAAAGAGTGCATTAATGGCACTCTTTTTATTTTAATATTTACTTAATATATAGCTTAATAATCGTTTTGTTTCTTGGTTGTTGTAATATACACATCCATCACGATAGGATCTTATTAACATGTTTAGTCGTTGGTCCTTACGCCATAATTTTGCGATCATCATATTCTCGCGGTTATTACTTCCAATAGAATAACAATATCCATATTCTTTGTTTATCTGTTGGTTGATATACACATAGCCTGTATTCATATCTATCCAAACACCATAATAGATATCATCATAGTATAGTGTACATAAATAATCACAAACATTTGTTTTCTTTTTAATAAAGTCGTTTGTATCATATGCAAACTTACCAGCGTTATAATCTCCGTACGTAGTCCCGGAAATTAATTTATGGAATTTCGATTTTTCTTTGTTTCCTTTTTTATATTCATTGTGACAGATTTGTACAACGATTTGTTCGACGGATTCATTGCCTTTAAAAGTATTAAATTCTTTGTTAGGCTCGGGTGTGATTCCAAAATAACTAAAATAAGGGTTAACGATACTTGCGTTATTAGCCAATAAATATACATGTCCTTCTCGTTGTCTAAATATAGAATCAATAATATTTAATAATATTTCAACTTCATTCGGTATGTATGCGTTAAATCCTGCCTTTTCGGGTATAAACTCGTCGACAATAATTGTATCGATATCTACATAACTAGTTGATTTTAAACTTGCAAAAGCTGTTAAAGATGTGGCGTATCCCATTTCACAACCATTTATATAAAAGGTGGTAAAGTTGCTACCACCTGTAATTTTAAATTCATCATCTTTGAAATTTTCAAATTGATCATTAAGAAATGTTTTGATTTTCTTTAGGTCTGTTTTGTAACGACGTAGATAAAGAAATTGTTTTCCTTTTTTCTTATATCGACTAATACAGTCTTTTTTGAACCCATAGGTTTTACCGATACCACGACCGCCAATGATAAAATTTAAAAATTTGTTGTATGACTTTATGTTGGTAGGACTGTACCATTCAATCGACTTTGTCATTTGAATACTCCATAAGGTAAGTAATTAATACCCTTTGAATTTAATTCACCGCCAGCCATCCATCGACGTTTACCGCTGCTACTAATCCAACTAATCCACACATACCCATCACGTTTAACATAACCGTCATATCGTACACTCATACCTCTTGTATAATATAGACCCGTGTCATTTCCTTTTTGACTTGGTGCTTCTCTGATTTTAATTGTACAATTTGGATAGAATGTACCATATTCTTTAATAAAATCACTTGGAATTTCATTTAAAACTTTATCAGTTTTTTCATCACTTAAAATCATAGCTTTAGGCATGAAAGCCGTGTCAAATGTAGCTGAATATGGTAGTGAAACAATATTCACTAAACCGTTCTTATCACCTTGGTTCGCACCTAAAAAGCGACCGTATGCACCGTTTATATCACTGTCAAAAATAGCGACGTGGCTCCAGGGTGTAATATTTGGTACTTCTTTAAATACAACGATTGCACCCGGTTGTAATTCAGTAATTTCAACACAATTTTGTGTCATTCCATTTGTTTGTCGGTTTAACCAAATATCTTTAACATATCCGCTACTTGTACAATTTGCGCCCTTAAAGCCGTTCTTTTCACACCAATCAAAATACAAATCCCAACACTGTGAACCGTAAGCACCATCACGATCTACATATGTACCTAATACTTTTCTTCTATAATCATAATATTTATTTACATCAATATTCATATTAATTACCTCCTATATTTAAAAAATATTGAAAAATAAACCGTATTCTTGTAATTCCGCGTATAACTCGTTCTCGATGGTAATAACCGCACGTCGTGAGCCTTGTAATACTTCTGCTAATGTTTGAATACCGATATTACCTTTACGCTTAAAACTATACTCTTCATGTCCTGTCGTATCATTTGCGCTTTTTGGTTTGGTGATTGTCTTAGCGATGTTATTAACATAGTCGTTTGTCTCAATGTCAATACGTCCTTCCGGAGTTACAGATTGTAAAGCGATACTCGTATCTTCTCCACTTGCTTGTGTGTTTCCTCGACTATCACGCGTGTATGTTTCTGTATAGTTTGTGTTTGCGGTCGGGTCGTCCTGGTCTTGAAAAGGAATAGTTTTAAATAACGTATAATATCTATCCATATTGATTTCAAACCAGTGTTGAAGCTCAAATTTCCAATACGCATAGGTTTCTTGACCGATCTCGTCAAACCAAAAATGTTTTAAAATTCCCGTTTCTAGTGCTTTACGTTTTTCAAGTTCATCATAAAAAGGATAGTTAAAATCGAAAATCTTTTTACGCGCGATCTCTAACACTTCCATATCGCTTAATTCATATTTGGTGTCAATTAACTCTGTAAATGCTAGATTGTGACATACACCGCATATGGTTTCAGTGTTCTCAGCTAGGACCGGACTTTGTAAAGTCAACAAATAATTAGGTACTTTTAATTTTTTAAACATATTAATCACCTTCTTTTTTAATTGTTAGATCGTCTTTAAAATCTGAAAGACTTGTATCACCGTCTAATTCAATCAATTTCAAGATGTCCTCAAAGTCCCCATATGGTGCGAACTCTACACTTGCGTTTAAATTAAATTTTTTATTTAATTCTTCAATCGCTTTTTTACGTTCGCTTAACCAAATGTTTCTAGACGCGATAACCTGCTGGTTGTTAGCGTTGACCTCATCCGCAACTAATCGCTCTTTTTTGTCCATGTTTGCATTTTCAATGCCTAATAGTGTCATACATTCACGCAAAATCGCTTGTTTCATGCCGTGTAACTCATCCGCAATAAAAGGTGCATTTGTCTGTAATACATTAACATCTTCCGTTCTGAAACCTTTTGAAGTAAAGATCGTTTGAACTCCTTGTAAGATTTTTTTCATAAACACTTTGAATTGCTGTAACATACGTTTATCACCTGTAATGATGTACGGTGTCCATTGCATGGTCAAATTTTGGTCCATTGTGCGACTTGTTAGGGCTAGTTTTTTAGCGAAAAAATTTAAGTATGGGAAAATACCCACATATAAAGGACTGTTTTTCATAACAACACACTCTTCACTTGATAAATTCTTTTTAACAAGTGGACTTGTTGATACTGTATGGTATCCGGTTGGCATTTGATAGTGGTTTAACTTACCGCCTAATGTGATTTCACTACAAATTAAACCTAATCTTTCATCATCATAAAAACCAATGTAACCACGTGTTTGTAAAACATATTCTAAATAGAATGTGTTAATGGATTCGGGTAAACCTTTATATTTAAACATATTTAAACTTAACATTTGTAAATACGTATAATATATAAAATCTGCCTCACCATTATTCATCGTAGCAACATCAACCGCATTTCTACAATAATCTGTGTAAGAGCTCGTATCATTCAATAAATCCATTTTAATCATCTCCTTTTAATTATATGTTAAATAAAAAAGGTTGAACCGTCAACCTTTTTTCATTTAATGAACTTTTCTATTTAAGTAGTTACCGAATTTATCAATATTTTCATGTTGATATCTTTCAGTGTTTTTACGATCATAATTTCCAACATTTTTATCATGCCATAGTGTAATACCATTATCAAACACACGTTTGATTTTTTCCAAATCGATCGGGTCGATGTTTGTACCTTTAATATTACACTTTACGGTCTGAATATAATTCCATGCCGACTTAGAATGTAAATTTGGATAGTCAATTGCATTTGTGGCATAACCTCGCATGTCCCATATTTGGTTTAATTTATTGCGATATTCTTCAGTTGGTTTATATGCAAACAATATTAACGTGTTTAAATCTAAAGCCGTTTGTCGTAGTAGATCATTTGAACCGGTTACAATACTGTCGGCAGTTGCTTGTGCGTCGTGAATACGTGCATTGTAACTATCCATAGCATTTTGAATGTTTGTTTGATTTTGGTATCGTGTTGTTAATTGTCTTAATTGATTTCCGATTTCTGTTGATTGACTATTAGCGCTAGCCTGTGCGTTTGCATTAGCAAGTGCATTTGCATTTTGTAAATTAGTTTGTTTTGTATTGATTTGATTTTGCATTGCCGTTTGTCCAACACCTAAACTAGCTCCAACTAAACTACCTACCGCACCACCAATATTACCGGTTAACGCGCTTGCGATACCACCACTTAAACCACCTATAGCGCCTATACTGGCATTTATCATATTTGATTTGTTCTGTAAATCGTTCAAATTACTAGCTAAATTTGTGTTACGTGCGGTAACACTTAAATTTAAGTTATTTTGTAAGCTTGTCTGAGCACTTAATGCATTACCTGTTGCGCTGGCTATAGCTGAATTTGTTTCATTTGATCTTCTAATATTGGATAACCCAACATTCATAGAGTTACGTGATGATTGTAGCATTAAAGCGGTCGTGTCACTAATAATAGGTAAACTAGATTCATATTGAGACTCAAAAGAGTTGTCTAAGTTTAGCATGATATTATTACCGATAGAATGCTTTTTAACTTTATAATTAATTGGAACTACATTCATTTTAGATGAGTTAGGCGAGCCAACAAAAGCAAATTGCATTTTATGTATATCTTCCCATAACTCATTTTTGAATAATTTTGTTGTTCCATTGCTATCGCTTAATACAAAATAACTATATGGATACCATAGCATTTTAGTATTGTCACCTACTCCAATACCTAAATAACTCATAGCGTCTATCAAACGTGATTTTGCGAATTGGTCTGAACTAGAATCATACATATTAGACATAGCATAAGGCTTATAAGTTAGTATAGTATAGTTACCTTCCATTTTACTCTCAAAACAATCTCTTTTTATGATAATTTGGTCATCTTCTACTACTAAACCGGGAATTGAATTCGTTACAACAATAGAAACACATTTACCGACTAATTTTTCATCTGATCGTATTGCGTTCATAATTTCACTTAAACCATTAATAGTTACAACCGCTCCGGATGTTGAGCCTATTTTTAATGTTTTTATATCACCGCCTGTATTTCTCGAAAAAGGAAAAATATAATAATTAATTTGTGATGGACTTCCTAGCGTACCATGTGTATATGTGTCTTTTCCGTCCATTGTGCATGTCATTCCAATAATAGCATAACTTTTATCTTGATTCGGGTCTAATCTAATATTGTTTTCGCTTATTAAATCCGTTCCAATTTCTAAATTTTCGGGCTGTGTATTAATACATGGGTAATATTGATTATCTTGTGTGTAAAATTGTGGTCTATGTTCATATGCGATGTATGATTCCATAAAGTTTTCTTCAATTTCAAAACGCCAAGTCTGTATTACATCTGTTTCAAAACTAATACTTGTGGCGTTGTCATTTAAGTACCCTAAACTTGTAATAAAGCAGTAAATCCATTTTGCTTTATTTCCTGTAGAACCATTTTGATAAATTAAATAATTGTATAAACGTAGATCATCATAAACACCGGGTACAACTACCGTACCATCTTTTCTTTGATACGTGTAATTTTCAAATACAATATGATCATAGTTATTAATAAAAAAATTAAATTGTTTTTCGGGGGTATCGAATGCACCCCAAAACGTGTTATTCATTGCGTCAATTTCTAAGCCTTTTAAAAGATAAATTTTACTTTGTGGTGTAAACTGACTGTTAACAACTCCTATACTCATCTTAATCATCTCCTTTTATTTTATCTTATTAAAAAATAGTTGAATGTTCAACTATTTTATTTGTCTTTGATATAATCATATATTTCACGTGCCTTAGTGCCACGTTGTGGTTGGTTCGGGTCGGCTGGTCTTTCATAGTTGGCTAAAAATTCAATCGCTAGTGTGTACGGGTCGGCTGTCGATTTTGAAAAGCTTGCGAAACTTTCGGGGTAGGTTGCTGTAGCAATCCATTGTTGATTATTTTCCATTTCCCATTGAATACGTTCACACTCACCTTGACCAAACTTAGAAACATCCGGGTAATATCCTTTTTCTTTTAGCCAGTTAATTATTTTCGTCCAAGGTGTCCATTGAACTAACCCGTATCCACGACTTGCTACCGGTTGTGCAAAGGGAATATCATCCTCCCATCGGTTCGGGTTGACTGTACTTTCAAAATAAGAGTTGCCTAATATGCCAGCAACCGCGTTTGCTGTCCAACCTTTCGCTTTAAAAAACTGCCAAAATGCGATCCAATTTTGTCGCGATTCATCTTCTGTAAGTGGTCTTGTGTTATTAATATCACCGGGAATAAACCACTTACTTGTTGGCGTTGGCGGTTCGGGTTTGATTTCTTCTTTTGTTTTATAAAAACCAAAATCAATACCTAAACCATCTAACATGAAATAATGTTTAGTATATTTATAGCTTGGTTCGGGTGGGATTGGAGGTTGTCCACCTTCAAATGTTTTCCACGCTTGACCATATCCATTCACGATATTTGTATCATTTACATAAAAAACATTATTCGGTAATTCTGAACCACTTAACGCGTAACATTGATTTCCATACCTACATGTTACACCATAATAAACAAGCCCAGCGTTTTGTGTAAACGTTTGGTCGATATGACAGTGGTCACCGGTCGCCATACCAGCCGTACCCGTATGATAAATTAGATCACCTTGTTTATATTGTGTTGCGGTTGGTGGGTCTGGGTCATGTGTAAAACTCACAGTTACATAGCTTAATCCGTTTGGTGTTAACACGGGATTATCTGAACTGTAGGCGCGCGTGTTACCTTGATTATCACTATAGCATAAATGACAACTAAAGGGGGCGTATACAGGTACACGGACCTGTCCATTAATTGCGTTATCAAAAGGGTGTCCACAACAATGTGAATCAGCTGTAGGACTTGACCATTGTGTAATATTCATGGTTTCCATAGGAAATAAACAAACTTCATGCCCATCATGGACTAACTTTTGACCTGGTTTCATAAATTTAATTCCTCCTCTAATATTGTTAATTCGTGTAGTTTCTCTTTACAAATATTATATCGTTCATAATCCACATCTTTTAATATGTGCATAGCTTGCATATAAAACTCGATATAAAAATAAACGCTTAAACCTTCCGGTAAATTATAGGGAATATCTTCCGGTTTCTTCATTTTATAGATACTTGATAATTCACATTCTTTTTTATTCATATTTACCACCTCATTTATATAATAAAATAAAACTAGCTTATGAGCTAGTTTTTTCTAAAATAATTGAAATACATGCGTCAACATACAAATGCCCTTCAACAGGTGTATCTGTTTTAAGTTTAGCGAAATATGGTAAATATTTCGCTGCTATTAAAGTAAATACAAGTTGCGGGTCATCTTTTGATGTTGTGACTGTTACATTATCATCTAACATTAAATAAACATAATCTATTAATTTACCTGTACTTTTGTTTTTTAATTTACATGTGTTATTAGTTAATGATGATCTCTTAACTGTATAACCTTCTAGGTCTAAATCTTTAACAGTAAAGTTACTACTATAATAAGGCGCGTTTGGTAAATAATCAAAATCATATTTAAAATAATAATCTAATTTTTTAACATTTTTATCTTTGCTTTCTGTCAAAACATAATAATATCCATCTTGACCAAGTTTAACAAGTGAAACATTATTTTCAACGGTTGGCGTAGGCTCTGTTGTCCAAGGGAAAATATTTTCGCTTGTGTCACTATACTTTTGTTGAATTTCAACGATATTAACTTTACCCACTCCAGCATTAATAATAGGCTTAGTGTCAATTTGATTGTTTTCAAGCCATAAACTACATTCATTTTTTGCGTTAAAAATTGCATTCACTTTTAATGTTGAATATTTAATATTAACAGTTGGCAGCACCGTGTTATTTGTGCTAACCACATCAACTAAATATTTATTATTGTTTGAAATATCACAATTATTAAATGTTATTTGTTGTTTCTCCACAGTACTTATATTCGGTAGAATAAAGGTGTTTGCATTATCATAATGACTGATATAACAATTATTAAATTCAAAATTATCAAGAGAACCAAATAATTCAATTGTTCCACCCGGCTCAAATTTTGAGAAAGTGCAATTATTAAATATAAACTTACCACCAATATATCCAGCAATAATTGTAGTTCTTTGTTTATAGTCATCATCATAATAAAATAATGTTTTATTAATACTATAAACCACACCATTAAATTGATTAGTGACATTAATAAGTTGTGTATTTTGTAAATTACATTCATCTAATAATAAATGTTCTACCGTATTAATTCTATGTGAAATATGATTAAATAAATACTTAATATCAACAAAATTACAATACTTAAATTGAGATGAAAAAAAGTTTTCAGTTAGTGGTAAATCACTTCCTACAGTACGCTTAATTGTGATATTACTAAACACACAATTATTTATTTGTTTTGTAAACGTGTTGTCACCTAATATAATCGTAGCATTAATACCTATTATATTTGTGTCTTTGATATTCGTTAAAGTATTACTAATTAAATATGTTTTATTGCTTAATAAAATATATTTATGATTTGCGTTTGCTTTTGCAAAACATGTATTAAATGCGTTGCTATCATTCGTTACACCATCACCAACAGCACCAAAATTTTCGGGTAATAAGAAAGGAAAATCATTATTTTTTGTAACTTCTTGCCATAATGTACTTTTAAATGTATTTAAATTTGTGTTAACTAAATCAGTAACCGTTTCTGTTAATGTTGGTTGTAATTCGGACCATTTCTCATCAAACTTTGTGCTTGTTGTATTTTGTGCTAATTCAGTAACTTGAGGTCTTAACTCTTCCCATTTCTCATTGAATGTCGTTGTTGTTTGTGTTTTAGCTAGATTGTTAACCGTTTCTGTTAATGTTGGTTGTAATTCTTCCCATTTTTCATCAAATTTATTACTTGTTGTAGTTTGTGCTAGTTCAATTAATTGAGGTCGTAGCTCTTCCCATTTTTCATCAAACTTTGTATTAGTAGTTGTTTGTGCTAACTCAATAACTTTAGGCTTTAATTCTTCCCATTTCTCATTGAATGTCGTTGTTGTTTGTGTTTTAGCTAGATTGTTAACCGTTTCTGTTAATGTTGGTTGTAATTCTTCCCATTTTTCATCAAATTTATTACTTGTTGTAGTTTGTGCTAGTTCAATTAATTGAGGTCGTAGCTCTTCCCATTTTTCATCAAACTTTGTATTAGTAGTTGTTTGTGCTAACTCAATAACTTTAGGCTTTAATTCTTCCCATTTCTCATTGAATGTCGTTGTTGTTTGTGTTTTAGCTAGATTGTTAACCGTTTCTGTTAATGTTGGTTGTAATTCTTCCCATTTTTCATCAAATTTATTACTTGTTGTAGTTTGTGCTAGTTCAATTAATTGAGGTCGTAGCTCTTCCCATTTTTCATCAAATTTATTACTTGTTGTAGTTTGTGATAATTCAATGACTTGAGGTCTTAACTCTTCCCATGATCTATTAAATTGTTCAATTGTTGTATCTGTTGATAATTGTATAATTGTAGGTCTTAATTTTTCCCATTCCTCATTGAATTTATTTGTTGTTGTTTCCTCGACGAGTGTAATAACTTGCGGTTTTAAAATATCCCATTGTTTTTTAAATTCGACGTCTGTTGTATCCTGTGCCAGCTTAATAACAACCGGTCTTAATTTTTCCCATGCATTATTGAATGTTTCAATTGTTAAATTTGTTACAAGCTCAATAACTTGAGGTTTTAAGATTGACCATTTATAATCAAATTCCTCATCTGTCCATTCTTTTGTAGCTTGCTCTAATAATGGTACTACCGTATTCCATGCCTCAATTGTTTCATTCATAGCCGTTACGAGTGTATAAACGTATCCTTGTAAATAGTTTAAACATTGGTATACATTCATACCCGTATTAAATGCACTCACGTATTGCTGAGCTAAATTTTTACCACTTAACTTTAAAGGCTCGAATTCCGGTAAAAAGTTATTGATCTCAAATTCTTCATGTAACTCTGAACCGGAAATACTTTCGCTTTCGCTCGTAGATGTTTCACTTGAATTTAAAATATTTTGTTTTATTTCATCAAAATTCATACTATTCACCCTCTTTATATCCGATTAGTGCTTTTAGTTTATCCGGCAGGATGTCACTATTTATTTTAGAAATGTTTTCGATAATGCTAACTACCTCTGTGATAATTGCATATGTACAAATCACCGGTATTAAATCAACACCAAAAGGCAAAGTTAAATAACTTTCCGCATAGTTAATCGCAACACCTAAAGTGTAACAAAAGATAAAACCAACCTTTTTAAAAAGTCCGTCTCTAAGCTTGTTTGACTTGATTTGCTCACCTTCTCGTAAAGCTCCAACGATACCTGTCACTAAATCCAAACCATTAAATACTAATGCCACTAAAATAATTTTCATTTTAATCACCTCTTTCATTTTCTATAATATAAAAAAATAGTTGAATGTTCAACTATTTTCTAATTTCCTATTTTTCCTTGACCTAACCATTTTCCATTTTTACAGATTCGACTCGTACCTTGGTTTTCTTTTCCGGCTTTATCATAACTATATTTTGGAATGTCCTTCCATGAGTTCGATTTTCGTATCTTTAAAAATCCACTATCTTTATTTAATGATTTTAACACACCGCCTTTACGAATACCCCAAGGTCTAAAATCCGGTATGACCTGTTGAATACTGTAAATATTTGAGTGTGGGAATGTTGCATCTTCTCCTTGTAACTCAATTTTAACATGTGTTGTATCATTTGATAATTGAATAAATTTACTCCATTGACTTGCTCGCGCTGTTCCATCCCAGCCTTGTCTATAATTTAAAGGCATTTGACCCGTATGTGTAAATATTTTTTCTCTTAATAATTCTGTCCATGAACCTTGATTGTCTGTTGACTTAGATACAATAATAAAATAATTATATTTAACAGATGTATCACCAACATAATAACCATTCGCAACATATTGCTGAGCGTCTGTAATTGAATAACCGACTAAATCTAAAATAAAAGTTACACCATAATTTCCATTATCTGTAAAGTTAATACCTTTACCATATCCGGACGCGTGTGCGGCTGCTAACGGTGCTCCAAACGGTCCGGTGTTGTCCGGTGAGCCACCTAAAACAACATTCGCATAGGGTCCGGTGTTGTCATATGCGCCATAGAAATACTGCCATGCCATTATACACCACCAGCCAAATCATTTTCACTAGAACCGTTATTTGTACGGATGTATGAACCGCCGTCAACACTTCCACCAAAAATATTGATATTACCTGTGGCAATGTTTCTACCGTCTGTCATATGACCGTCAAAAATTGTATCACCCGTTTGTGTCCAAGCTCCACTGTTCTTTAAGTTCGTTAACAAGATAGATAAATCGTCGTACATTTTACCGATTTTAGAATCTTGATTATCAATATATTGATTGATCGTGTTATTCACATATTGCGTTAACTCCGGTTTTAATTCTTCCCATGATTGATTGAATTGACTGATTGTTGTTTGTTTCGTTAACTCAATCACTTGAGGTCTTAATTCTTCCCATGATTCGTTGAATTGATTGATTGTTGTTTGTTTCGTTAATTCAATCACTTGAGGTCTTAATTCTTCCCATTTTTCATTGAATTGATTGATCGTTGTCTGTTTTGTCAATTCAATAACTTGAGGTTTTAACTCCGCCCAGTGTTTATCGAATTCACTTTTAGACAGCTCAATACAATATTTAATCATTTCCTCAATATTTTTATTCCATTTTTTAACGACATCATTCACAGCTTTTACAAGCCACCCAATATGACCTTGTAAGTAATTTAAACATTGGTAAATATTCATACCCGTATTAAATTCACTCACATAGTTTTGAGCTAAATTTTTACCGCTTAACTTTACCTCGTCAAACTTAGGTAAAAAATTATCAATATCTATTTTGATTTCTTGGTTTTTCTCAAATTGTTCTTTAATTGTTTGACTTGCTGATTGTTTCTTTTTAGTTTTTCTTAACATGATCTCACCACCTTCAAATACATAGTAATACAAACTAAATAAAAATAAAAGAAAAAGAGTTAAATTAATAACTCTTTTTCATAACTTGCAATTCACCTAAATAATAGAAAGGAGGGGTGTCATGTCCTACTCATGACACCGATATTATAACATGACTATACGTTATATACAACCTTAACATCACAAGTTACACTAGAAACTGTATCTTTAATTGTTACAGTTGCTAAACCTTCCGCGTCAATAGCGTCTAAACCTTCAATCTTAACGTGTTTCAAATCACTTTCGATTGTAGCTTTAACTTTATCCTCAACGCTAGATGTAGCAGCTAAACTATACTTAGCATTTAAACCGTTAGTTTGAATTGTAAACGGTACTGTGATAGTCGCACCTTTACGTACTTCTACAACTTGCGGGTTTGAATAAATCGCTGTAACTTTTTCCTCAACATTTCCGGAAACAAAAGCAATTGCGTTTGCAAATCGACTTGTTGCGATACCTTCCCAGTGGTGTAAGAAGTAATTCCAATATAAGCCTTTAGCATTGTAAGCAACGCCTACACTATACTTTTGGTCAAATACACGATAGATTTCACTATCACACACAATTGCCTCAATATTTCCTTGCGCTGTGCTTGGTAAAGTAGGTAACACTAACACATGTGTTTTAAATTGAGCAAACTCTAATTGGAATGTTTGAGCTAACCAATCAATGTTTAAGTAGCTGTTGGTTTTACCGTTTAAAATAACGTAAATATCTTCATAGTCATTTTGTTTTGTGACTGCCATAGCGTTATATTCGTTTGTTGGTTCAGTCAAATATGACACGTATTCTGTAATTTTACGAGCTAATTCTTTAGCTGTATTCGTATCTGTAACAGCGCTTGTGTTTACGATCTTCATATGTCCGTTTTCGTAGTGAGTAACTAAAGCGGATTTCATATAGTTATAATCGTCTTTGTTGTCACCATTATACATAGAATCAACAATACGAGCGATCAAACTGTTTACACCATCCCATGTGACAAAATACTTTCTTAAATCATCATCATTAATTGTAGCTGGATAGTATGACTTTCTGTTTACTACGTAGAAAGCTGTTTTAATATCTGGTAAACTACGCTTAAATAAAGTGTTTTCCGCGTCTGCTTGATTATATTCGTGCTCCTTAGCGCACTCAACAAAATACTCTTCCATAGTATAACCAAGTGGCATATTTTCCATTTTAAATGGTGCTAGTTTATTTGTTAAAATATTTCGGTGTGCAATCACTTTACCGATACGTGTCGCTAAATTCATAAACTCAACGCCTAAAGTATCCGGATATTCTATCAAACCGTTCATAAATTCTAAAGAACTTGTTTCGTTAGGGTCTCCAATTGTACTTCTAAAGTTGCTTGAACTCATTGCATACATTGCACTGGCGACTTCTTGACCAGTTGGTTCATGGTCCATACCTAAGCTATTTTGTAACGTTTTAGTTACTTCTTTTGCTGTTGTTTTTGACATCTAAATCACCTCTTTCATTAAATACCTAATTTTCTTAAATCCATTGGCGCTTCATGTTTTGGCTTTTCTCCGCCGGATTTTTCGACACCAATTTGCATAAATAGTTTTGAGTTTGCCTCTGTCAACGAGGTATTCTTTTCAACTAGTTTCGTGTTCTCGGATTTCAAATTGTCTAACTCTGTAAAAGTTTTCTCAACTTCCGCTCGCATATCATTCAACATAGTTGAACGTTCCGCTTGATCTTCAACCGTTAACACTTCCGTAAACTTGTTTCTTAATTCGTCACGTTCCATTTTTACACATCCCTTCTATTTATTAATATATGATATTAATATTGTAAAGTCAATAAAAATAAAACCCTCTTTTAAGAGGGTTTCATGATAATAGGTTGTAAAGTTTAAAGTGTTATCAGCTAGATTACTATTCCTATATATGTTGTTAGCACGTTTCACCGCGAGTAAGCCTAACATACATGTCTGATTTCCGTTCTTTATTCCTTACGTAAATATAATAACAGATTATTTTATTTTTTCCAAATCTTCTTTAACTTTGTCTTTTACATATTGACTAAACTTTTTCTTTTTCAATAAATCTTCAATATATCTAACAACTTCAATCTCATTTTTATTCACACAAACACAATATTTATTAACATGATCTCGATACCACTTATTCCGATTTTCTTTAGACTTCTCACTTAACATCGTTATCACATCCTTTATCATCTTCTTTTTCATCCTGCCATACTAACGGCATACCTAATATATAAGTATGTACAAAATCACTCGTTTCATGGCTTACAATACTCCAACCATCCTTAAGATATTCATTTAATGATTCGATATCTTTTCGATAGGCTGTATAATCATAATCCTTTATACTTCTCACAACCACCACTTTATTTTTGAGTGGTGGATTTCCAAACATGATCTCGTTAAATTCTTTTAGAGTTTTATCACACTTTTTAAATATTGCGTTATCACGATTATAAACTTCATGAGCTAAACTATCAACTTCTTCATTCAAATATTTATAATTATCAATTAATGATTTATATTTACAAAACATAATAAAACTAAAAATTAATAATACAATAAAACAAATTACACAAATTAAAACCATTAAATTTATAAAATCCATTTTTCTACTCCTTTATAATCCAAATAATCATTAATGCCATTCCTATAATATACACAACAAATAGAAATGTTACACTTAAACAGCAAAATGCCATAAATAAATAATAAAATATATTTGTTAAAACACTTGTCACTTTATCACCTTCCTACCTACTTTTAATGCTGAATTGTCTATCAACTAATACAATACCACCAGGTACATGTGTCTTTTTTAAACAATCATTAATAACATTTCCAACTCTAAAATTATCATATGTTACATTCTGTTTAGCCTTTTGCGTCATACCCGCGCATTTGACATTCAAATAATAACAAACTCCCTCACGAATATAATACAAATTATCTTTACAGTCGTTCTCACTTATGTATTCTTGTTGGTGCTCCACGTATTCCTTATAACTTATTTCAATTTCTTCAACATAACTTTTAGCACCGATAAAATAAGATCGTGTAAACACTGATTCTAGACCCCAGTAACCTAACTCCTTATCGTCAATAATATCTTTAATAGCGTCCGGAACTTGTGTACCAACTAAATGTATTGAATCCGTATCAATATATGCAACTCTATGTATACCAACCTTTTGTGCTGTTGATATCGTATATTTACGTGCGTAAGCTGTTACAAATTCACCATACGGTAAATAAATAGGATCTCTAAATTGCTCATCAATTACCTCTTTAACCTCTCCATCTTCATAGGTAGTGTACATAGGGTCGTGAAGTCTTAATACGCCATCATCTTTATCAATAAACGGAATTTTAGGTGTTACATTTGGATTCGTTGCGAACTTCCCATATACTGAATTTAATTGTCGTTTAGCTATAAAACGTTGTGCACCTTTAGAATTCTTTTTAATTTCCATTTGCTCATCGATAAACTGCCTTGCGATACCTACACACCCTCTAAATTTATATCCATTAATGAACTCTACATCATAAACATCATATTGTTCATTGAATAACTCCCAATCAACACTTGTGACAGTCATTCTAACGATATCCCCGTTTGAACTGTCTACATATTTTTTACTTCCAAAAAATCGAGAAAACTTATCTAGCGATATACAAGGTATATGGTCCTTTTTAATGTCAAAAGCGAAACTCACAACGCCTACCCATAAAGGATATTCATCATCCTGTTGGTATTCACCATTAAAATAAATAGGTGTATCATACGGCAATAATTCATAATACATACGCGATGGAAAAAGTGAATTAACATCAAATACAATGCCTTGTCCTATCTCTTTTTCTTTTAGTTCCGGGTTTGCCCATACAAAACCACCACTATATGCCGGTCTTAAATCTGTATCCACATTCATTTCTAAAGGCGTAAATATCTTTTCAAACGACATAGGCAAAGTTTTCTTGAATGCGTCAAAACTGCAGCTAGTGGCTGTCATTTTATTAAATCCAAGCTTAAAACATTCATTCAGTGCCATACCTTCAATATCGATATCATTAAATAGATAATCGACTTCATGCGGTGTAAGCTCGTGCCCTATTTCTCTTTTTGTTGTATAGTCCAACTTTAATTTACGAATTGGTAAATTAAAATCATGCGCGATCTTCTCAATACTAAATGGAATTAATTTAAAGCTATCCCATATTGTGGTTTTTGTTGATCTATAAATTGAATATTTCCACCATACTTCAATCGAATACCATAAACCTGTATTCGATATAATTGTTTTAAAACATCCGGTTTTAGGCTTGTCCGAATACTCATAACCGTTACTTAAAAGCCAACTTACAATAAATTCACCATCAAACGCTAAGTTATGAAAATATAATTTACGTGTTTTTTGTTTGCACCATTCAATAAAACCGTCAATACTATTCCCATATTCTTTTATACTTGAATCGCTAACAAAACTTGCTCCCCATGCCCAAACTCTACAGTCTAAAGGGTCGGTTGTAGTTTCAAAATCACAAGCCCAAATTTCTTTAGGCTCTTTTTTCTTTGCCATACTACAACCCCCTTTACATTATTTATACTTAACCACACCGCCACTAACATAGGCACGTCTGGTAAATACTGCTAAACTATCCTTTACATCGCTTAAATCTTCTCTTATGGCTTTACTTAATTGCTCGTTTACAAATTTTTGATTTTCTGTATATTCACGACTTAAATCTAAATATTTAAAAGTATTTATCGCTTTTCGTTCTTGATACAACCATTTCAATAATTCTTCATCTGATAATGATCTCATGTCTTTTAAAATTTGTTTCCCTTCTTCCTCTGTTATATTGTGCCCTCGTATTTGTTTTTCTATAGCTGCTTTATAATTCTCTCTAAATGTGGTGATTTTCTTATTTTTCTTCTTTGTATTCTCCTTTAGGCTTTCAATCCTATTTTTTAATTGTTTAGGATATCTGTAAGATTGAATATTAACGTGATGGACCGGCTCAAAAAAACCGCCTCTATCATCTTTTAATACTGATAAAGCTTGTCGAACTGAAATATTTGTGGATATACCGCCCTTTGTTTCTTTCAAATTATTTAGTCCAACACTACGAACAAGTTTTTTTCTTTGCTTGTTCTGTTTATCCACTAACTTATTAGCCTGTTCGATGTCATTACGGTTAAACACGACACCATACCTATTTTTTATATATCTGTTTTCTTTGTTGAATTTTTCAATTGATTTTAAGTATTTATTGAATTCTTTACGGTCGTTAAAATCTTTAATGGTTCTAATATCTGTAAACACAACGTCTTGCCCTAAATTTTGTGCTTTTGTAGCAGTTCGTTTAGCACTTGCTATAGCATTTCTTAACCGCTTAACATCTTTCGTGCTTTTTCGCATTTTAGCCAATTTAAACACCCCCTTTTAGTCAAAAATAAAAGGGTGTTTGGCTAACACCCTTATTTTATTAGGCTATTTTACAGCCATGCTTAAATATTTATTTGAACTTGAATTTGATTTCTTCTGGATAATTGTTACACATACCGGTTCTTTCGTCCAATCATAGTTAAACACCTGTTTTAACTGTTTTAATGACTGTAAGAAAGGTTTTGAGTTTGTCGCATAGGCTTTTCCATCCTTATCAATAACAGTGATTAATTTAGAACAGATAATTTCGCCTGTTCTCTCGTTTTCTTTTTCTACATCTTGCACGATATAACCAGTCAAATACAAATCCTTACCTACTTGATCGCTTAAACCTTCCGCATTATTTACCGCGTTGAATAAATTAACGCGTTGCTCGTGAGACATATCCTCAGTCACAACCAATCCTGTGTTTTCCATTGCCATTACTTCATTACCTAAATTTTCCATTTTAATATTCTCCTTTTAATTTTAACTATTGCTTTTTCAATTAATTTATTTCAAGTTGTTTAATTTTTGTACTAGCATAACAATTTACAACCTAAATCGCTTTTTAGTGAAGTCATAACACTTAATGTCTTACATGGCACACCTCCATTAATTCGTCATACTTCATATTTATTAATACAAACCACATAACTAACATTACAATTGAGATTATAATGAAATTTATGTATCTGTTTGTTACCTTATAATATTTAAAATTACCTTTGCATTGTTGGTATATTTGGTAAACAGATAATACAACACATAATAACAAACTTGCAAGTATTAAATTATTGTAAATACTCATAACCGCGTCTCTCATTCTCTTTAATCATATCATCAAGTGATACAACACCTTGCAAAACCTTACGTTTAAATAACGTCATAGTGTTATATCGAAACGAATAACTAGCTATTACACTCTTTGAATTTAATTTACGAATATCCATTCTTATTAAATGTCTACGTTGGTAAACTAAGTGAAAGCCTAGTTTATAATCACATAAATACGTCTCTATAATATCAACGATTCTGTTAATATTATCCATAGTTAACTCACTTGGGTAATAATTGTGTTTATAAATTCTACTCATTCATAACACATCCTTTCCATCAGTTATCATATTAATACGTAGTAAATATTTAAATCTCATGATATATAAACACTCTTTATACACATCTAATAATCTAGATCTTTCATATTCATAATCAGTTAACATGAAACTAATTGTGTAAACACCAACTAATTTATTGTAATACTCATTAAATATATCATTAATATCATCTATAATATCAGATTCAAACATTTTACCACAACAGCCATTTTTTAGATCATAAAAATAATTACATACTTGTTTAAATCTATTTTTTGTCATATTAATTACTCTCCATTCTATTTAAAATAATTTCCTTACAAATTCTTTTTCTTACCATTTCACAACTTAAAAGCTTTTGTTCATATGGACCATTATTAATAATTTTCATTAATCTTTCAATTTCATCACAACAAAATTCAAACTCAAACAACAATTCATTATTAGACATTTCTTCTAATTCTCTTCTATATTTTTCCTTAATTATCTCTTTCATTTCCTTGTCCTCTCCTTATTTGTACTCTCATTATAGCACACCTATTCTAGAATACAAGTGTTTTTGTAATTTCACATAATTCACTACGGACCCTAGCGTGTCATTGTTTCACGTGGAACATTTTAGTGTGATGGTGTGTGGTGTTGTGTAATGTCGTGCTATGTAGTGTGGTGCGGTGTGGTGAGCGGAGCGAACCCAGACCGAGCAACGCGAGGCGGTTTGGTTTGTGTTCATGTACTGTGAACATGTGTTCGACAATGGGGAACAGGGTTATGCTGACACTC